GGTCTGAGCCTTTTTGAGTTGATAGAATTATCGCAATACATTGATTAATATCTTGAATTCCCTCTGCAACAGAACCGATTTCATTGAGCTTTAATTGCCAATCTATGTATGTAATTTCATTTAATGTTGTCATTACATTGCTCCATCCGGTGCAGATGTAGGACTGCCCATATTACCTGTGTGCGTGTGAGGATTGTAAATATCTCTCATTGCTTGCATTGATGAAGTTTTATCTGTAATGTCTGAAGCCGAAGTTATGCCGTCCGTATTTTCTATTTTTCCTGTATTTATAATGTCAGCTACGATATTTAGAGTTTTTACAACAATCGTCATCATTTGAGTTTCTTTGTTGTATTCAATGAAACTGCCGTCTTCAAACTTAATTAAATGTTGGTCTTTTGAAATACCCGGAACCGAGTCAACTCCTGTATAAATTGCACCTAAAATTACACCGTCTTCTGAATTTTCGTCCATAAGACAAGCAACCTGTTCTCCGACATCAACAACTGAATAATATTTATCCTTAAAAGTTTTCTTTTGCAAAATCGGAAGCCAAAACGAATTCATTCCGTCTTCTGCAAATTCAACACGAGCCTTAGCGGTTAGTGGATTTATGTTTGTTACAACACCGAATTTAAGCATTTTTTCCTCCTGTTGAGTTTTTATCGCTTCGCTCTAAAACTCTTACGTCGGCATAGAACGGTTGCGTTTTGTAAAATCGAAAAGCGTGGTTTTCGCTTTTCCAAAACTTCACACACTGCTCACGCATTTTTAACCTCCAAACTTGTACCATAGCCTGCAATTTTGTCTAAAAAATGACGAGCCTGAGTAATGTGATATTTCCCTGAAAAATGACCTAAGTCTTTGAGTTCAACATTTAACCCTGCAACAAGATACGGATTACCCATCAAATCAATCGAGCCTTCAACTGTGTTGTTACCCTTTGCCATTGCGGCTTTCGCTTTCAAAAGTGCTTGTTGTTTGTTTTCGCAACGTGTTGAAATTTTCAAAGTATCACCTTTAACGCACGCAGGATTTTTAGCTGTCGCAGTAATATTTTTGCCTGTCTTTGGATTGTGATAACTTACAGTTACTGCTTTGTAATTTTTACTTGTTTTCTCTGACAGATTAATTCTTGATAAATCCGACTTGTATAAAATCTTGGCTGATTTTGCGCTAATCAGTTTTTCTGTTTTGTAAAACACAAGATTGTTTTCAGCGATTTTAAAAATATAACCGTATTGCTCAGCAAGGTTTTTCAAGAAAGTTAAATCACGTTCTTTGTTTTGAGTTATCCGTTCAACTTTCACGTCTTCAATACTTCCGACTAAAGTCAAAGCATGCTTTTTTGCTATTTCATTTGCAATTTGTTTTAGTGATTTATTTTCATAAGCAACGGAATTATTTTGTCTTAAAGCCTTTTTAATTCCTGTTGCAAGGGCTTTTACAGTTAAAGTATCAGGCGGAGTAACAAACTCTATTTCATCAATTTCAAAAACGCCGCAATTAAGAAGTTTTTCTCCTAAATATCCGATATACAAACGAAGTGAATCGCCTTTTGAAGGTATCCAAGAAGATTGCCAAAGTTTTTCGGAGTCCTCAAAAGTTATTGAAATTTCATCACTTTGCCCTGATTCAAAATCAGTGTAGTCAATATTTACAACATAATCTGAAACATCTTTTGTGATATCTTTTTGATTGTATTCAAGTTTAAAAGTTGGGGTTAGCATTATTTTTCCTTAATTGCGCCATGGTGGTAATTCAAAAGTAATAGAGTTATTTTCATCAAGAACAGGAATTTTTAATTTAATACCTGCTTCAAGTATCGGGGTAATCGGAATGTTGGGGTTGGCATTAATAATCGGCTCATATTTAGTTGCATTTCCGTAAAACTTATATGCAATCAAATCCCAACGATCTCGGTCTTTTGTAATGTATGAGTAGAATTCACTCATCGTTTCTTAAGTCCTCCTGATTGTTGTTTAGTTTCTGGGATTTTGCCTGTGTATTCTCGAAGTTTTAAATCGACCTGTATTGAGATTAAATCACCCTCTTTGCTTGCTTGTTCAACTGCCGAAACAATTTCAGAGATTACAAAAACTCCGACATATTCTCCGTTTCCTTTGATAAATTTTAAAGGTGTTCCTTTGTTTGCAACCCCTTTTAGTCTTTTTATTTCATCTTCAGGAGTGCAAAAAGAAGAATGAAAGTTTAATTTTATTTCCTGTTCTTGCAAGTTCAAACCCATAAATTGAAGCATAGGTTTTTGATTAATGCGTTCGTGTTCTGCAAAATTAAAAGTTTGAGTTTCATTCAAGCCGTTAAAATATGTTATTAATTCAAATTCTATGTCACCTAACTGTGCGAACATCAGTATGCTAACCTCAACTTTCTTTCATTTTCCTTGCGAACGATATTTAAGATTTCTTCTTTGTGTTTTTTGAGCATTGCAAGAAAATCATCTTTTACCCCCTGAGTTGCACCTGAAATTGTGATTGTCGGGTTGTAATTGATAACTGTTGAACTATTGCAACCATTCGCACCTCTTAACTGAGCTTTTAAACCGTTTGTTTTAAAGGATAAGGCATTGTTCATCGCAGAAATTATTGGCATTGGTTTTATCACAAGTGAACGAGCGGAAAGCAGAGCTTGCTCAAGCTTTCCCGAGAGAGCGCGTGACAAAGGCGTAGCCTTTATGCTCGAAGCAATAGTTTCTGAAATCTTGATTTTGTGTAAATCTTTGAGTGGACCAGTTTTAGCAGGAGAATGAGGCAAATGGTCTCTTATTATTTGTGCGTGTTTACCGATTGCTTCTTTAACTTTTCCGAGTTTTGAAAGTAATCCAAAAGTAAGCATATCGCCGATTTTTGCACCACATTCAAATGCTTTTTTAACAAGATTTGCAAGCCTTAATATAATATCCGCAATGGCTTTACCGAATTTAACACCCATTTTTTCAGCAGCGCCACCGACATCTTCAACAGGAGTGAACAACTTTTTAAACCAATCAAATATTGCTTTTATAGGTTTTGTTATTGGTTCAAGGGCTTTTGCGAGTTTATTAAATGCGGGCATTAAAGGAGCAAGTCCTTCTTTCAAACCTTGGAAAACACCTTTAAAAAATCCTGTGATTGGTTTCCAATATTTGAAGATAACAAACGCTACACCTGCTATTGTAAGGGCAATCCAACCAAGAGGCGATGTTAAAAGAGTAAGAGAAAATGCACGAAATGATAGAATTGCTGTCTTTATTAATCGTGGTATGGATAAAAACCCTGTTTTTAATCCCTGTAAGCCAGCCATAAAATTTGTCGGGATTGCTTTTATTGAGGTTACAGTCCAATCTTTAAGTGCGATAGATGATTTTGCAATGTTACTTGGAAGTTCCTTAAACCCTTTAATTAAGCCGTTTCTTAAATTATTATCAATTCTTCTGATGTCTGCAAATACTCCGTTTTTAACAGAGAAAGCAGAAGCCAAGCCCATTTTATCGTCTGCTTGAGCTATTTGAAAGCCGAATTTGACATTGTGGGCCGTTGAATTTAATCCTAAAAATTCAAGAAGTTTAACTGAATTTTGAATTAAAACAGGGGTTAATTCTCTTGCTTTAATAAGAAAATCGCCATAGACTCCGACTAATTTTCCTGTAAGCATAGTTGCTGTTCCAATTAAAGTAAGTGCAAGTCCACCTCCGATTGTTCCGATGACTGCTGTAAAAATACCTTTTTGCATTATAGGGTTTGAGTTAATTTTCGTAAGCAGATTGTTTAAAGCCGCTAACGGTGCGTGAAGATGAGGGAACACAAGCTCTTTCATATTAATTCGAAGATATTTCCATTGTTCAACCGTTGTTTCCATCATGTGGTTGTAATCAGAATCAACAATTCCTTCTGCGCTTAGTGCCGATTGTTTAATTCTTTTGTATTCATCTAAATTCTGCAACATCGGTTTGATGAAAGACAAAACTTGCTTATCTTGAAAAACTTCCGATACTTTGAAAATATCTCCACCACTTGCTTTTTGCATAACTTCTAAAACTTCCAAGATGACATCTTTCTTTTGAGCGGCAGCATTATTTAAAACATCTTTTAAATTTATGCCGAAATTTTCTTGAAAGTTTTTAACAGCAAGTGGAGAAGTAACTTTTTGAATAAAGTTTTCTAAGTTGTTCGCAGCTTCAGGAGCTGAACCTGCACCTTTCATAGCAACTTGAAGAGCAGCTCCCAATTGAGTAACAGCAGGAATACCTTTCATTCCGAGCATCGAAGCTCCTGCGGTTAAACTTGGAAAAGCTGCCGCCATATCTTTTAATTCAAAACGCCCCTCTTTACCTGATTGAGCCAAGATGTCCATTGTTCTGTTTAATTCTGAAACTGGAACTTTTAAGTTATCCGTCAAAGCAAACGCCGTTTTTGAAATATCAGAAATCTCAGCACCTGCGGCAGTTGCGGTTTTACCTATAACCTGCATATATTCAAGTGCTTTTTCAGGGGCTGTGCCTGATGCAACAAGAACATTTAAACCCTCTGCAATCTCACTTCGATATTGATTAGTGTTTTTTGATAAAGTACCAAGACGTTTATCCATATCGGCAAGCTGACCGTTTGTGAGTTGCCCGACATTTCCGAGTTCTCTAAGTTGATGTTCTAATTGAAAAGCCTCGTTAACCGCTTCTGTCATACCTAATTGATGAGCAATTCCAAGACCTGCCGCTGTAATTATTCCGCCTGTTTTTGCAATCTTTTGTCCGAGTTCATCAAGTGTTTGAGATGTTTGTTTAATCTCGTTTTGCATCTTTTGAAACTCTTGATTGGATTTATTTACAGCATCTTTAATCACCCTCGACATTTTGTCGATGGCAACAAGAGTTAATGAAATTTTCATCATTGAATCTAACATTTTATTTCCTATTTTGTCTTGGATTATTGCTCTACACTACGCAGCCGCTCATTTCAATTTGCTGTGCAAATTTCTCATTCGCTTGCTCCGTGCCTCTTCGAGTTTCGCTACGCTCACTCTACACAAAATCCGCTTCCTCTAAACTTTCACTACGTTTTTGTGTGTAATTCATTGCTTGGATAACCCAAAATTCAAGAGTATCAAGCGACATATTGCAAATGTCCGAATAACTCCAACCTGTTGTTTTACATAAATGAATTATGCACTCGGCGCTGATGGCTGAAACTTTCCCGAAATAGCCGCCTGAAGATTGATTACATCTTCAATCGGTAATTGCAAAATATCCTCATAAACAAGATATTGCCCATCAATCTCTGTTAATTCAGCAATTAAAGCATACGGGATTTCATCCGAAGTTTTTGCTTTTTTCTGTGCGTTTAAAAGGTCTAAGCCTTTACCTGATTTAATTTTTGCAATTCTGCCGTCTTTTAATGTGATTTCTTGTGCCATTATATTGTCCTTTCTATTAATTTTTAATAACTACCCCTTGAAAAATAGTCGCATATATGCTACTATATGATTATGAATAAGTATGAAATCGAAATTTACGAAACACTTGATGGCAAAGAACCTTTTACTATTTGGTATCAATCCATAAAAGATTTAAAGACTAAAATCCGAATAGATAAACGTATCGATAGAATTCAAGAAGGTAATTTCGGTGATTACAAAGCTATTTCTCAAGATTTATACGAACTTCGCTTAACATTCGGTTCCGGTTATCGCATTTATTACACTGTTGAAAATAACAAACTTGTAATGCTGTTAGTAGGTGGCGATAAGGGAAGCCAATCAAGTGATATTCAAAAAGCCAAAAGTTATTTGAAAGAATATAAGGAGAATAAATAATGGGCAGAAAATTTCATAAATGGAACGATATAATGGAAGAAAACTTCCAAAAAGAAGGTTATTCAGAACTTTATTTAGAAATCGCTATCGAAGATTATGAGAAAGATGGTGATGCTACTGCCTTAATGCTTGCAATAAAAAGAATTGCTGATGCAAAAGGTGGTGTAAAAGCTCTTTCAGAACGTTCGAATTTGAATAAACAAAATTTATATAAAATTTTCAATAACAAAACATCTCCACGTTTTGATACTCTTTCAAAGATTCTCAAGGCCTTAGGTTATAGTTTTTCGATTAAGTCATTAAATACCTCCTTAAATACTTGTACTGATTGTTAAGCTCCGATATTCTTCTTAAATGTTGAAAGCATATCTACGACATTGACTTTGTAGATGTTTTCAAGAACATCTATTTCGAAGATTTCTTTACCATCAACGACTAATTTTGCGTAAGTAACAGACATTGTTGTTTCATATTCTGCATTATCGTGAGGCTTTATTGTGCCGAGTGGGAATTCTTTAAAAGTCCCGATGATAAATGCTGTTGCGGGAACTTCTTCAATTCTTCCTGTCCCGTTGTAAGTTTCAAGTGATGCACGAACTTGAATCATTGAGGCTGTAAAAGGCGATGCCGCAGCAAGCAAAACTTCGGGGTAAAGTGCATTCCACTTGATTTTACATTCCAATTTATCAATGCCTGAGAAAAACTCAGCAGAACCAACCATCCCGAGTGCTTTATGCTCAGCCATTTTGTGTTTAATCTGAGGTAGCTGAACTTCTTCGGCACGTCCGAGTAAGTTCACACCGTTCATATACACATTGGCATTTGTAAGTTTATTAATTTTAATTTTGCTCATATCATCTTCCTTTTTTCTGATAAAGCCCGCACTCGCTGATTGCGATTTCGGAGTAGTGAAGTATTACGATTTCTTGGCTGATGGCTTGGATTAAGGGGCATTCGTGGATTTTTTTACAGTTTTTGCAAATGTCATATTCTTCGCAATAAATTGCAAGTTTTCCACCTTTGTTGATTTCTGCTCTCATTACTTACCAAGCGATTTCAATAGTTCAATATCAATAAAGCTTTCAAATGTTATTCTTTCAGCCGGTGTCGGAGGCATAAATTCAACATCAAAAACTAAATGACCATTCGCTATTTCTGTCACAGGGTTTTTATCAGGATTGTAGTAGCATTTGCCATCAATCAATGCACCACGCCCGATTAAAGTTCTGATAAAGGCATTAACAGATTCGGTGATTGAATCAATCAAACCGTTATCAATAGGGAAGTCTATAAATTGCAACATCGAGTATTCAACACTTTCGTGCAGAATATCTGCCGTTCTTCTGATATTAATGAAATTTGTGACGTGAGTTGAAGAAGGATAAGCCGCAGAACGGTTGCCCCAAGTTCTCATTCCTGAGCCATAAGAATTGAAAACAGTCACAATTCCCGCTTCGTTTAATGTATTAACTTCACTTGTTGGATCGTTAATCATTGAAGTTAATTGTTTTTCGACTCCGACAATCCCGTTTATTTCAGTATTAGAGGGCGACCAATGATAGCCTTTGTCGATATCCTTAGCGGCAATCACCCCTGCAAGCCTTTGTGAATAAGGTTCTAAAACATTTGAATCAGTTGCCGAATTATAGACTTTTAAGTGTGGGTAACACAAAACAATTCTGTCAGAGGACGTATTAAAATTGATTGTTCCTTCAGGTCCTCTGCCAGTGATTGCTTCTTGAACGGTTGTTCCAACCGGAGCATCGACAATACCGATTGCACGAATTTTGTCGCAAATTGTTTTTATTGCGCTTACAACTGCCGTATTTTCGCAATATACAGGGGCAATAATTGTTTTAGGGAAATATCCAAACAATGAATAGCAATCTTCAAATGCTTTCATACCTGTTCTTTTGCCTGTTGTTGCATCAATAGCGCCATTGATATCGCCCATAGTGACATCAGCTACACTTTCGTGTTCTTCGGGATTAAAGACATTTACAACAATTACAACACCTGCTCCTTGGTCAAAAATTGCTTGTAGAGCCTGTGGAATTGTATATCCGTCAGTTGCTTCGCCAAAATATTTAACAGCATCAATTTCATTTAAAATTAATGTCGGTTCGTTGATAGTTTGAAATTCTTCATCAACATTTTGTATCGGCGCAGTTCCGACAAGTCCGATGACTGCTGTTTTAACAGTCCTGATTGTCCTTGCTCCTTTTTCAATTTCTATTGTTTCAACGCCATGTAAAAAACTTGCCGGCATATTAATCTCCTTCTTCTAAATTTTCTACGCTTGGTGTAGAGAGGGTAAAACTTATTTCATATTGCCAAATCCCCGTTGTTTCAGATAAAAAGCCTTCTTTTACAGGGGTTAATTTTGAGCACTCTGCAATTTTGAACCCACACAAATTTTGTTTAACCAAATCCAAAACTTCATACGCACCATTGTTTGAGCGAAGATTACGAGTAACGATTGTGATTGCAAATTCTAATTTCTTTTCTTGAGAGATAAAATTAATTGCATCTGTGTTTGAATAATTTCCGCCACGATAGTGAACAAGAATCGCTCCGATCGGATGAAGTAAAATGAATTCTTGGGGTTTTTCGGGGAAACCTTGAACGAGAAAATTAGGGAAACTTTCTTTTAATTTATTTATTATTGAATTTTCAACATCTCTAATACTCATTCATCTTTGCCTTGTTAAATAACCTGTCTGAAAAATTTTTGTTTGTGCGATATTCTCCGCTTGATTTGATTGGTTCATCATCTTGAGTTTCAAGAGTAATGACTCCTTTTTTCAATTGTTCAAGTGTTTTTATTGCATTTTTGTAGTTGTCACAAATCGTTTCAGGAATATCTGTGTAAACACGTCTTGAATACAATCGATAAATACTCAAATCTATTGACACAACTCGAAGCAAAGGAAAGCGGGTATTCAAGGGAAGTGTATATTTTCCTCTCAAATACCCGTTAATAAGAGTTGAGGAGTAGATAAGGGATTCCTCTAAGACAGTTGTATCAATACTGTCTTGTGTGCCACTATCGTTTGTTAATTGAATTAAAGAGGCTGTGCTTATGTGTGTTTCAATATCTTCGGGAGTGCAATAAATTGACATTAAATTCCTCTTACAATTCTGATTACTTCGCCTGCGGCGGTTGCTGCATCAAGTGCAGTACCATTTACTTTTTCAGTTGATGTAATCGTAACTGCTTTACCGGTTGCATCAGATGTTACACTTGCACCTTGAGCGATTGCTCCGCCTGCTTCAACAAGCAAAACGCCTAATACGCCAACGGAAGCAAGTTGTCCCGAATCTGTTTCGACATCGCAAACGCCGTAGGCTTTTGCTCCTGCTGTGCAAACTCCGCCATCAAATCCGATAAATTTTTGTTTTGGAAGATTAGCTGTTGCTTTAATGGAGTCAATTAATAAAGGTTTGTATAATTTTTCAGCCATTATTCAGCACCTCCGTCTTTTTGAGTTTCAGTTGTTTTATCGTCTGTTTCTGTTACTGGGGTTGTTTCTGTTTTTACTTCGGTTTTTGTATCAACTTTTGTCTCGGTCTTAGTCTTTGCTGTATTTTTTGCAGTTGTTTTGGTTACCGTTTTAGTTGCTTCATCTGTCTTTTTAGTTTCTTTTGTTTCTGTAACTTTGGTTAAAATATCTGTAAGTTTTGCTGCTTCATCATCAGTTAGCTCAATAACTTCACCGATATGTTTTAATTCACCATTATGCAGAATATTCGTATTTTTAATTTTGTATTTAGCCATTTTTTCTCCTTCTATACGACACTTGAAAGTAAGTAACCTGCTTCAGGTCCGACAAGGAATGGGGTGTAAATATCGGTTGCTCTGATATATTTCACCTTGTTTCCCTCTTTTTGATATTCATCAATTTGAAGTGCATCTTTTTTACGAACTGTGTAGGCAAAAGCAGGATCGTATTCCGTTCTTGAATCTAATGTCGGAACGTATGCAAGAATAACATTATTGCCCCACACTCTTGAAAATGCTCCGTTTGCACCTGAAAAAATTGATTTACCGATTACAATATTTTCTATTTCGAAAAACTCTTTAAGATGGTTTAAAGTTACGACTTTATTTTGGCTGTCAGAAATCATTTCCCTTAAAGACTTGTTATTTTTAAGCACTTGCCAAACTTCTTGACCGATAACCATTGTGTTCGGGTCTTGTCCGATATTGGCGCTGATTACATTTCTTGCCGTTTCGACAGTTTCTACCGGTTTTGAATCAGCATGAGAAAACTTGCTCGTTCCACTTAAAACTGCTTTGTTTCCGGCAGGGAAATTATCAGGGTTTTGAACCAAATCAGCACACTGTTTTTCGTGTTTTAACTGCAAACCTTGAGTTACAACATTTGTTGCGTGGACTTGAAGTTTAACCTTGCGCGCTTCCTCTTCTTCTCTGTAATCAATCGGATAAGCCAAATCGTGTTCAGTTAATGTAGTTGTCTTTTTTGTGAAACCTTTCGGACTGATAATATTTGAATTTGCCCTAATTGCACGTTCAGTGTCATAGACTTGAAATGCTTCTTTGTTAAATTCAAAAATATCAATTTTTTCTAATTCGGATTCAATTGTCGGGAAAAGGTTACCTGCAATAAAAGCATTGTTACTATATCCTCTTGCGACTTCCGATAAATAGGCATTAATGCGTAATTCTTCTAAACGTCCCATTTTAAACCTCCTTAACTTTTAATAGTGCTTCTCTAAAGGAGATTTTTTCTTTTTCTGCGATTTCTGTCGCTTGCTTGTAAATCTCCACACTTTCCTCGTCAGCTTGTGCGTATTTTTCAACGTCAACATTCGGGGTAGTTTTCTTTTTTGCAATTTCGTCAAACTCAATTTGTTTTGGAAGTTTTGAAATAAATTCTTTAAACAAATCAACACCGTTGGAGGATTCATCAAACTTTTTAACGTCATCCAAATCCTCTAAAATATTTAAAACGGTGTCTTTATTTGAAGGGGTAAGAATTCCTGCTTCAATTTGTTTGTCAATAAATTCATTAAAATCTTTTTTGCGGAGATTTTCTTTGATGTCTTTTAATTCCTTTGCAATTTCTTCTTTTCCCGCTGCTTCATCTTTGAATTTAGCAAGTTGCAAGTTTAAATCTTTAACTTGTGATTTTAAATCCTTAATTTCTGTATTCTTTTTTGTCTTTTCTTGAAAATCAGCAACTTGTTCTGATAATGTTGCAATTTGAGCCTTTAAATCATCGACATTTTCATCATCGTCATCATCTTCGGCTTGTGCTTCAAAAGTATAAACATCTGATTCGCCTTCTTTGAATTCAACAGCTTGCATTCCTTTAACCTGTGGAATACTTGCGCCCAAAAAAGAAACAGCCTTTAAATATGGCTTTTTACCTTCTAACTCTCTGTAAATTTCAATCGAGATTTTTTTGTATTTGCCGTCTTGGACAAATTCTTTTAAATCTTTTGATAAATTTTTAAAAGAAGCTTTCAAAATCCCGTTTTCTTCTTTTAAATTATCAACCCAACCGTATGCCGGCCCTTTTTGCTCATGGTCTAAAGTAATTGGAGCTTCGCAAAAACTTGGGTCATAGTTCTTTGCGAGTTCTTGGATTTCGGCTTTAGTAAAATTCCCTTGCGGATACTTACCTGCCTTAAATACTTCAAAAAATTTCATTTAATACCTCTTTTAATTTTCTGTATAAAAATTCGTTTGTATGTTCGCAGTATAAGCTCACCTTTAAAATGCTCTCAAATGGAAAATTACACTTCTTTTTTACAGTGGAAAATTCTACTGCAACATTCCTTTTGAAACTGAATAAAAAGATGAGTTATCTTGTGAGAACAGAAACAGGCAAAAAGCCTCTTTTCTTTTTGCCCTAACCAGAAAGGATTTAAAGTGGAAATATCTTTATTATTAAAGCTTTTTGAAAGTATCGGTTTCCCTGCTGTGATTTTTGTCATTTGGTACATCTATCACAATGCACAAGTGAAAACTTTTGAAAAAATAATCGCAAATAACTTTGAAATCTTAAAAGATTTAGTTGAAACCAATCAATACAATGCGACTGTTTTGTCTCGAATTGAAAGCAAAATAGACGGAAATCTTTGGTGTCCGGTATTAAAAAGGGAGATAAAACAATAATGAATATTGAAAGAATACAGCTAAAAGGTCAGCTTGTAGAAGCTAAATCAAAATACAAAAGATTAGACGTAGAAGCAGCAGGGCTTGTTCTGTTAATCCGCTCACTTTTAAATCCTTATGAAGATGACACTACTAAATTGGAAACAGAAAAAGCCCTTGTTTCTTTAACTCGACTTAATCAACTTGTTTTAGAATTGCAAACATTAAAAAAGAAAATAACTGATTTGGAGGAGTATTTTGCCTAAAAAAGAAAATTTATCAGAAAATGCAGAACGCCTCTATGTTATTGACAGAATGACAATAAATGAAGTTGCCGACAGAATAGGTGTAAATGAACGAACTATTCGCCGTTGGAAAACTCAATATAATTGGGAGAATAAAAAGAAACAGTATTTAGATACAAAAAGTATGTTTCACGAAGACCTTTTTAATTTTTCAAGAAAATTAATGACTTCAATTGAATACGATATGGACAACGGAGTAAAGGTCGATCCCGGTAGAATGTTTGCTTTTACTAAAACACTTCCTTTAATTACTAAAATCAAAGAATATGAAGATGCTGTAGCTAAAAAAGGGACAGAGGAAAATAAACCATCAGAGATTTCACCTGATTTCATAAAACAAATTAACGAAGAATTTTTAGGGATTAAATATGATGAATGATAAGTATTTTTTGCCATATCAACTTCGTTGGTTGAAAGATAAAAGTAAAATAAAAATATGGGAAAAATCAAGACGTATCGGTGCTACCTATGTTCAAAGTTTTGAGGATGTTCAAGACTGCATAAATAAACGTGTTCCTGCCGTTTGGTTTTCTTCTGCCGATGAATCAGCTGCTAAAGAATATATTGATTACTGTGAGCAGTGGGTTAAGTTTTTTCACGCAATCGTTATGAATTGGGGCGAAGTTGTTATTGATTCGGATAAAGATATCAAAGCTCTCGTTATTGAATTTAAAAACGGCACTAAAATTCACGCACTATCTTCAAACCCTAAAGGTTTTCGTTCAAAAGGCGGAAAAGTTGTGTTGGATGAATTTGCATTTCACAATAATCCTGAAGAACTTTGGAAAGCAGCTCGCCCCTGTATAACTTGGGGTTATCCTTTAAGAATTTTATCAACTCATAACGGACAAAACTGTCTGTATTACAAATTTATCGACCAAGTTCAAAAAGGGAAACTCAATTGGAGTCATCATAAAACACCGATTCAAGTGGCAGTTTCAGAAGGTCTCGTTGATAAAATTTATAATAAGAAAACAACCCTCGAAGAACAAGAACAATGGATGCAAAATGAACGTGATAATTGCTTTGATGAATATACTTGGCAACAAGAATATTGCTGTATTGCTGTTGATGAAGCCTGTGCTTTTCTTCCATATGACTTAATCACAACTTGCGAATTAGATGATGTCTTGCGTTCGCTTGAAGATATAAAGCACGATTTCTATGTTGGAGTCGATATCGGAAGAAGAAAAGATTTAACCGTTATTTGGGTTTTAGAAAAAATTGAACAGATAAAATACACAAGAATGGTTATAGAACTTGCGAAAACACCGTTTCGAAATCAAGAAGAAATTCTACACGAAATTTTATCCCATAGATTATTTCGTCGAGACTGTCAAGATGACACAGGAATTGGAATGCAAATGGCTGAAAATGCTCAATTTAAATTCGGACAATACCGAGTCGAGGGTGTTACTTTTACCAATCGAGTTAAAGAAGATTTAGCTTACAGACTCAGAACTGAGTTTGAAAACAAGACAGTTTTTATCCCTAAACAACACGAAATCAGAGAAGATTTGCACTCTGTTCGCAGAGTTACAACGGCAGCTCACAATATACGTTTTGATGCCGAGCGTTCCGATAACGGACACGCAGACAGATTTTGGGCATTAGCTTTAGCTCTTCATGCAGCAGATGGAGCATCGGGAGAAATTAATATTTCTACTCGCAAAAAAAGAGAGGCAATCGGAATGGTTGCAAATTACTAAAATCGATTTTAAGCCCTTCAAAAAAATTAAAATGAACACTTATACCAAATCGACCTCAAAAGTCATTTTTAAAACGAGTTAAAACAGTTTTAAAACAGGTTTCAAATAATCGGAGAACCCTAAAAAATGAAAAAAGAAATTTCAGAAGAAATTGCAACACGAAAAAGAAGCATAAATTTTTATTCACTCGGCACATACTTACCCGATCCCGACATAGTTTTACGAAAACAAGGTAAAGATGTCAAAGTTTACAAGGAATTACTTTGTGATTCACACGTTTTTGCTTGTGTTCAATCAAGAAAATCAGGTGTAATGTCCCTGGAATGGGAAATTAAAAACGGCGATATTAAAGACGAAACAACAGAAAAACTTGAAGAATTATTCAAAAAATTAGACATCTACAAACTTATAAATGACATTTTAGATGCCACATTGTTTGGTTTTCAGCCTATTGAAATCATTTGGGGTAAGGTAGATAACCTTGTCTTACCAATCGATTTAAAAGCAAAACCCTCTGAATGGTTCTGTTTTGATGATGAAAACCAATTAAAATTCAGAACAAAAGAACATTATTTCGGAGAAGAACTTCCTCCTCGCAAGTTTTTGTGTCCTCAATCTAATCCGAGTTATGAAAATCCATACGGAGAAAGAACTTTATCAAGAGTGTTCTGGCCCGTAACTTTTAAAAAAGGTGGATTGAAATTTTGGGTAATATTTACTGAAAAATACGGCATTCCACACCTTATTGGTAAACATCCACGTGGAGCAACAAAAGAAGAAACCGACAAACTTGCTGATTTACTTGAAGAAATGGTTCAAGATGCAATCGCAGTCATTCCGGATGATAGCTCCGTTGAAATCCAAGAGGCAAACAAATCCTCATCTGCTGAAATCTTTGAAAAGCTGATTGATAAAATGAATGCAGAAATTTCAAAGGCAATTTTAGGGCAAACTTTAACAACAGAAATCGGTTCAACAGGTAGTTATGCTGCATCAAATACGCATTTTCAAGTGCGACAAGACATTGTTGATTCTGATAAAAAACTCGTAGAAAAAACTGTTAATCAGCTTATTCGTTGGATTTATGAAATCAATTTTAGCAATCAGGACGTTCCTGTTTTCGAAATGTATCAGGAAGAAGATGTTGATTTAACCTTGTCTCAAAGGGATAAAACGCTTTCTGAAACGGGAGTTAAATTTTCAAAAGAATATTTCATTAAAAATTACGGACTTGAAGATGAAGACTTCGAAATCAGAGAAGATATTATCCCTGCAACACCACAGTTTTCACAGTTTAGCGGATTTTCGGAAGGGCGGAGTCGAGCGAATAGCGAGCGAGCCCGTAAGGTGGAGCAGGACGTTACTCCTGCGACAACCCGAATAATCCAAGACAGTGATGAGCCTGAAATTGAAGGGCAAGTTCAGATTGATAAATTGTTTAAGTTCCTTTCTGAGACAGAATTAAGTTCACAGGCTCAAAAGATGTTATCTCCTTTGATTTCACTTGTTGAAAGTTGTGAAACTTTTGAAGAAGCTCAAGAACTTTTAAAAGACAAAAATTTGCATAGCAAACAATTTGAACAATCAATTCAAAAGGCTTTGTTCTTGTGTGAACTGCAAGGAAGGAGCGATGGACTTGATGAATAAATTTCCTGACTTGGGGGCTCGCAATAAACGGCGTTGCGAAGATTGCTCTCCGCAATCTTCTCCAGCCTCTGCTCGCCTCCGCTTCTTTGACGCTTTTTCAGGCATCGGTGGTTTTAAAATTGCACTTGAAAGAGTCGGTTTTGAGGGGATAGGTTTTTGTGACAACGATAAGTATGCAAATCAATTATATCTTGCGTTCTTAGCAAATAATAATGAGGTACACTATGAAGACATCAGACAAATCGATACTAAAACAATGCCCGACTTTGAAATTTTCTGTGGCGGATTTCCTTGTCAATCTTTTAGCATTGCAGGAAAAAGACGAGGATTTGAAGACACTCGAGGCACTTTATTTTTTGAAGTTGCGAGGATTCTCCAAGACAAAAAGCCCAAATATTTTATTCTCGAAAACGTTAAAGGCTTACTTAACCACAACGGTGGAAGAACTTTCGCAACTATCATTGGCGTTCTCTCCGACCTTGGGTATCAAGTGCAATGGCAGGTTCTTAATTCTAAGTTCTTCGGCGTTCCTCAAAACAGGGAAAGAGTGTACATTGTCGGATGTCTTGGAGACGAATGTATCGGAAAAATATTTCCTCTCACAGGAGGCGATAGCGAGAATATTGGCGAAATCATAAAGCACCCGATGTGTCCTAAAAATGCGCCTCAAGGTTCAAGAATTTATTCTTCAGATGGAATCGGTTCTTGCTTAGTTGCCAACGGTGGAAGCGGTAAAACGGGACTTTACTGTATAAAGAACGGTTGCGACTCAACAGCCTTGCTCAACGCAAGCCTTTTTGAGTCTTCACACACTGCTCACGCCATAAATAAACCTCGTTTCAACAAATACAAAGAATCAGATATTGTTGAAACTTTAAAAGTCGGCGGTGATACTCCTTTAATGAAAGTTAGAAACGGCACAAAGAAGGGTTTTGATGAAGCAGGTCCCGGAGATGGAATTAATCTCGCATTCCCGCAATCAAAAACTCGAAGAGGACGTGTCGGAAAACAATGCTCTCAAACCTTAGATACTCATTGCAATATGGGAACAATTGACGATTACAGAATAAGACGTTTAACTCCTCTTGAATGTTTCAGACTGCAAGGTTTCCCTGACGGAATGGTTCAAAAAGCAAGAGAACTCGGTATTTCAGATGCTCAACTGTATAAAATGGCAGGAAATGCAGTAACCGTAAATGTCGCTCAAGCAGTTGCACAAAAACTTTGGGAGGCAATTTATGGAACTTAAAGCCTTATTCAAACTTACTCCTGCTGCCGCAATCAAATATTTTAAAGGCAAAAACAATAAACTTTCTTGGGATTGGTACGATTTATGGCAAAATGCTCATCGCAAGTCATTCACAGTTGCAAAGGCTATGAGAGAAGATATTTTGAAAGATATTCGTTCCTCTCTTGATAAAGCACTTGAAGAAGGCAAAACCTTTCAAGATTTTCAAAAAGAACTCAAACCGACTTTACAAAAGAAAGGTTGGTG